GCCGTCACGGCCCTTGCCGAATTCGTTGCGAAGCAGGCCCTCGACCTGTCCCCCGAGGCGCTCGGCAAGCCGAACCACCTTGGGCTGCTCGGTAATCACCGTGATCCGCTCGCATTTGAGCGTGCCGAACACGTAGTGCCCGACTTCGGCCAGAAAGCCCCTCGTCCAGCCATGCCCGGCAATCGTGACGTGGCAGGACAGGCCGGTGAAGCAGTTGAACACCGCCCCATTGACGATCTCGCCATCAACTTCCGTGCCGATTGCCGTGAACGGCGGATAGACGATCCGGTTGACCTGCTGACCGACGAACCGCGCTACACGTTCGTCACCGACGAACCGCATCACGTCACGATTGCCGCCGCCTGATAGGTGACCTCGGACCGGATGATCTCGGCGTCCAGCGGCACGACGGACCCGCTGGTTATTTGCAGGGCCGGGGCAATCGCGTAGCCCGTTCCGCCGACAGAGTGCCACCTGTGGTTGAGCACAGTACCACGCCGTGCCCCCCATGTGAAATCACCCCAAACCGCATTGCCCCATTGCGAACCGACCGGCACCATGACGGAGCTCGGGGCCGAGGGCAGATCGGTGTCGAAATCGAAATGGGCGCTCACCGTCTCGTTCAGTTCCACCACCGCGTGAACCGTATGGCGGGCGATCTCCGCGATCTTCAGCGAAGCAGGGTTGCCCTGGTCATCGAACAGCGGGAGATATCGGCCCGTGTAGGGCACGCCACGGTCGGAGCCCGTGACGTAGGCTTGAATCACCATCCCGCCTGTGGAGCCGAAATAGAGGTTGCCCCGGAACGTGCACCAGCAGTGCACGTCCCAACCGGTGAACGTCGCCCATGCACCCGTCTGCGCATTGGCGGCAAAGACGCGCGGCTCTACATCCGTGCCCGACGGCGGAGCTACCACCACCATCTGCCCTTCCGGCCACAAATGGCACTGCCAGCCCTTGCCTCTCGTCTCGACGGCCTCTCGCCACGCTTCCTCGATGGGATAGGACACGGCCACCGGCGCCAGCGCCGCTATGTCCCGACGAATGGCCTGCGACAGGGGTATCTTGCCGATCGTCGTAGAGATGATGATGTCGCCGCCTGCGCGCATCCACGCGCGCGGCCCCAATGGAGTCCCAATCCGATAGATGCCGGTCTTGCCCCAGGTATCCGTGTCCTCGGGGCTCAACCCCTGATAAACCGCAACCTCGCCTTCCGAACTGACGAAGATGCACTGCTCCGAAAGTCCGCCCTGCTCGCCGGAGTCCAGCGACCATGTTTGGCCGAACACCAGCGATCCGCCCAGGGGAAACACGCCGCCAAGCGGCAACGCCGTCAGCTCCCCCGCCACCTGGTCCACATCCAGATACCAGACGTTGAGGCTGCCCTTCTCTATGAAATAGAGCCGCTGCTTGTAGGCCCACACATAGGCGAGATCGGCCGTGGTCAGCCCCGGATCGTCCTTGAAGGATACATCGGTGCCCAGCACTTCCGCTTCTGCCCCGTTCGCCTTGGCCGACCCGCTCTCCCCGTCCGATATCGCCTCGTCGTCGGTGAACGGCCCGCCTGCAACGTCAGTGAGCCAAAGCACCCCCTCCGCTTCCGGGTTGTCCGGGTCGGCGGGGACGATCTTGTAGATTTTCCCCGTCGCTCCTGACGACGCGCCCGTCACCGTCTCCCCGACGGTGAACGCGCCGGTGCCCTCGTCGTAGGCCAGGAGATAAACACCCCCCTTGACCTGTGGATAGAAGGCGTCTCCGTCAAAGACGAAACCCGGATCGGAGCCATTGACCCCGACGAGGTAGACCCCGCCACTGGTCGCGAACTGCACGACGGACCAATCACCGCCCGTCAGTCCGGTCATGACATCGAGGCCATCTGTCGAGTTGGTGCCTATCGTGTCGCCTTCGTCCGTTTCGAGCGGCTCGCCGGCGTCGGTGATCAGTGCGACGTTTTCCGGGGACAGCGGCGCCGTGATGTCATAGATGCCATCTTCGGTCGCGCCAAAAAGGCGCTCGACGGACCCGTTTACATACTTGAACAGCGACTTGACGGACTCGCCCGCCAGCTCCGCATAGGACGCGGAGCCGCGACGGAGCACCGCGCCCTTCGCGGTCGGAAAGAAATTCTCCAGCACTTGCGCGCCCTGCGGGCCGGACTTGGGCAGGGCGAGGTTGCGGTTCGATATCCAGCCCGCGACCGGCGCCGAGTACGTCGCCAGCTCGCTCCGGCGCGGTTTGGGCCTTGACGGAGCACGAAACATCTCAGCCCAGTTCCCACGGCCATGCAGGGGCGATATGCTCGAATGCACGACCGCCCTTGCGGATCACTCGCGATCCACCGTCGCGGCCCGCAATCTCGGCAAAAGCCTTCTCGAACGCCGCCAGCTCGTCGCTCGTGTCGAGCTTCTTCATCTCCCGCCAGCGCCAGATCAGGGCTAGCGTCAGAAGCCGCTCGCTCAGGACGAACGAGTCAGTGTCGGCCTCGAAACTGCTCTTTGGCAATCCATCTTTGCCTCGCACGATGCACGACGAGATGTAGGGCAATTTCGCCTTCGCGCCGCTCGACAACGCCGGAGCGAACTGGAATTGGTCCGCAAGCAGTATCCACCAGCCCGGCGCGATGCCGAGAAACTCCCCATTCTGAATGGCAATCCAGGTGTCCATGTCGGGCACCCTGGTGTAACCGCAAAGCCAACTCGTCGCATCCGACATGCCGGCCCCATGGACCATGCGGTCATAGTCGCTCGGCTTGTCGAAGGCGGTGGTCGCCCCGTCGCCCGCGAAGGTGTGAACCTTGGTCAGCGCCTGCCAGTCATGCGAGGCTGCGATGTCGCGCGCGACATCGTTGAGCAGGGAGGTCATCTCCAGCTCGAACGTTCCGGTCGAGGCAAAGAACGCGGACGGCTTGCGGCCAACGAGCCGCACAGCCGCCTCCTGCATGGCAGACAGCGCCGTCACGGTCAGGCCGCCAGTTCACGCGCCATCGAAATCAGGTTTTCGCGAGACGGGTTCCCGCGCGGACGGCCGGCCCCGGTTTTCCGGGCGATCCAATCCTTGATCTGGTCGTCGCTCATTGCCTCGAACTCGTCGTCCGCCGCCTTGACGGCCTGCTCGACTTCCTCTGGCGACACCTCCGGCGGGATAGCCTGACCCTGCTTGAGCCGCTCGATCTCGGCCCGCAGCTTTTCGACTTCGGAAAGCGCCTGGGTGCCCTTGGCGCGGTCGGCCATGTAGTCGTCCGCCATCCGCTTCAGGTCGTTGGCGGCCATGCCGAGATTCTTGACGTTCGGCCCCTCCAGTTGATGCAGGGCCTCGATCGAATAGATCTTCAGCGCACGGCAAAGCGAGAGCTGCGCAGGGGTGATGCCGTAGGGTTTCAGCATCTCGAGCGGCGTGCCCGCCGCCTTCTGCTCGTTTCCGGCCAGAAACTCGCGATACTGGTCGGCCCAGCGCTCGGCGTAGGTGATGACCCGATGCCCCTCGCGCTTCCACATCGCGTTGACGGGAAACACGGGCGCATAGTTCTTGGACCCGGCAAACCGGACTTCCACCGCCTCGATGGTCTTCATCACCGGCTTGCCCTCGCGTTCCGAGGCGGCAATGTCCTCGACGGTGACGAACTTGAACACGGGCGTGACCGCAATCTCTCGGGTGTCGATCGGCACGGAAAGCGACATCGTATGAATCTCCTTGTCTGAGGGAAGGAAAAGGGGGGGCCCGGAAGCCTCCCCCTCATTCGCTTAGGAACCCGGAGCGGCGTTCCATGCCGCGCCCTTGCGGACCCAGCACGTCTGCCCTTCCTCCAGCGCCTTGCCGGGAGGCGTCCAGTAGCCGCCTGTGCCCTGCTTGGGCGCCACCGTGTATCCGGGATAGGTCAGATCGACCTCGGTTCCGGTGGTCGAGGTGCCGCTGACCTCTGCCGATGCCGTCACGAAGAAATATTCGGCTCCATCGGAACCGATTTCCCGCGTGCCGGGCTTCGGGGACGGGACGGTGATGCCGGCGAGTGCGTCCCAGTAGTTGGCGCCGACATCTTCGAGCTGCTGCCCCAGCTGGGGCGTGGTGCGATACACCATGGTCTGGTCTCCTTCCGGTTACTCGCTGTCGGTGGTCAGGCGCCACGAGAAGAGCGGATTTTCCAGCACGAGCTGGCCGCTCCAGAC